AGCTCTTCATTCCAATCTGCGTGTAAATACTGGGGTAATTTCTCTTTCCAGTCATCAAACATCACGCGCTTATTCGCATACTTCCGGTTCCAGGGAAAGCCTGTACTGGTAGACATATCTAAACCAGCAATAACTTCATCCACATCTTTCACTCTGGAATTCATCATGTGTGGGCCAAAATGGCGTGCAGTCCACTGCCACGCCAAATTAATGGCACTAGTTTGCTTGTTACTCAACGCCGGAACATCTTTCGCATATTTAGCCAAACTAAGATAAGAAGCTTCCTTATTAGGAACAGGAAGCACCCAGTTAGTACGATCAACTGATTTATCAGTATCGCTCTCAAACTGGCGGACACTCATGTCCATACTTTTCCTATTTCTCCCTACAAATTTCTTAGGGGTTGAGCCAATAATAGGAAAATAAGATTGTTTTAGCATTTTTCGGTGAAGAACGCTTGGGGTAGCCCAACTTCTGAATCCTTTTTGGAACTCAAGTGGGTAACGCCCCCAAAACTCCCTACCTTCTTCGGTCAGAGAGCTAGGGGTTGGGGGCTCAATTGAAAAAGCATTCCATCGAGCGTCACCGGATCAGCCTTCATACGCGCTATCAAAGCCTCGGTTACAGGAACAAACCGATTTACAGAGCTAGAGCCTGCAATATGAAATCCAACAATCTTACCATCTACACATGAGATAACAGGTCCTCCACAATCACCAGGAAGAGTGGGTGCATCATACAGCCCATCTCTACTAGCAAAGCCAACTCCGATAGCAGGTTCAATCTGATCGGGCTGTGTGAAACCAACATGCATGACAATTTCATCACGCGGTGGCCTCATATCAACAGGGCCTAAGCTTCCTACGGATCCATGGGTAAAATGAACACCCAAATCTTCAGCTACAGGAAAAACTTTGCCTTTAACTTTTGCCGACGCCTTAAAATTCTCAATCCGGATATCATCTGTCTCTTCGGAGGAGTGTAATGGAACAACAACCTTGCTACCTATAACAGTAGCAGTAGAGGTCATTTTTCCATCGTGGAAGATTTTAAAAACACGAGGGGTGAACTTGCTCAAAGTCATTTTCAACTTACCAAGCAACTGCTCACTCTCCTCTATCACTTCAACACCAGTTACACGTCTCTTCAAATTTAAAAAGGCCGCCTCATCTGATTTCTTGTGGCCATACACGAGCGTCTTAGCATGTTTCACCGCGGTTCTTCTACGAACTTCACGGGCAGATCTTTGCTTCGACGTCATCTTCTGGACCGGGTCAAACTCGGGGAAATGTTCTTTACCTAGTTTTTCAATTTTTCTAGGCAAGGATTCTGGCTTAAACTCAGGCTTACACCCTGCAAAGTGCGAACAATGGTGACCTCCACAAGCTGTATTACAAACAGCCTTGGAGTCAATCTTCATTGGCATCATTGGGCAGGTGGCATAATGAACACACTCAGGTTGATCTTCACTGAGGTTTCGCCTAGTTTTACTGGATCTACGTCCACGGCGGATAAACTCATCATCATCAATTTCATGATAGTGCGCAGCATCATCAAGATCCTGCTCCTCTCGCCAATTAGCATCAAAATCTCCTTCATCTCCTCCTGAAACACCATGATCGAACTTCTTATTCTTCACACCACCTCTACGAATCTTCGGGGCGGGTGTATAGCGAATAGTTTTACTACGATTCTTTCCTTCGGGTTTCATATCAGAGCTTACCTTTGCAATAAACAAAGCACCTAAACAGAGCATAAATGACACAGCTCCTCCAATATAAGCATGCTTGTTTCTCACTACATGATCCACTACGGGTTGGGTATATCCACTCACCTTATCTTTAACAGGTGTCACATAGCCACACACTGCGTCAGTCAACGCAAGGGCTTTCTTTGTGATCTCGTAGGCCATTTGTCTGGTCC